ATTATGAATACGATGATCTGGACCCTCAATATACTCATCCCCCCCTACAAGGTAGCAACAGTTTTGCGTTTTAATTTTGTCTTTTTTGAATTTTGTTATATCTAAATTATATTCGATTAATTTCTTGATAAGATTTACAAAACTAACTTCACCGTCCCATTTAATATAGAAGTCAATGTGTGAGTATTTCTTCAGAAACTCCTTACGTTCGTGTGATTTTGTCGGAAAATTTGGTCCACCAAATATAATAACTGTCTTTGAATGTTTTTCTTTGACATAACGGGCAAATGCATAAGAAAGATTTATATTAAAGCATTTTGGGATGCAAAACGATTTGCTCCTGATGGAATTATTAATGCCAATACTTTATTTGATGAGATAATTAAACCTAGTGTACAATCATTTGTTCAGTATCCATTTGAAGGATTAAATAAAATGACTTATGGTTTACGAGCTTCTGAATTAGTTACCTTTACTTCAGGTAGTGGGTTGGGTAAGACTCAAGTAATTAGAGAGTTAGTCCATCATCTATTAAAACAAACAAAAGATAATCTTGGTTTATTAATGTTGGAAGAAAATCCTGTAGTAACATCTAAAGGGATAATGAGTATTGAGGCGAATCAAAGATTACATTTACCTGATGTTCATATTTCTAAAGAAGAATGGCAAAAACATTTTGATGCAACCACAGGTAGTGGAAGAGTATTTTTGTTTGACCATTTTGGTTCTAACACTATTGATAATATAATTTCAAGAGTAAGATATTTAGCTAAAGGATTAGATTGTAAATATATTATCATAGACCATGTTAGTATCATAGTATCAGACCAGTCACATGGAGATGAGAGAAAAGCTTTAGATGAAATAATGACTAGACTTAGAACTCTTGTACAGGAAACAGGCATAGCTATGATAGTAGTCTCACATTTAAGGAGACCTGATGGTAAGGGACATGAAGAGGGTGCAGCTACATCTCTATCTCAACTAAGAGGTTCGGCTTCTATAGGTCAGTTAAGTGACATGGTTATAGGGCTTGAGAGAGACGCACAGCACGATGACCCTGAAATCCGACATACCACTAAGGTAAGAGTGTTAAAGAATAGATTCTCAGGTATTACTGGACCTTGTTGTGACTTAAAGTATGATATGGATACTGGCAGACTAGCAGAGGTAACATCAAGTGACTTTTGATAAAGTAATATTTGATATTGAAACAACTCTTAACGTAGATAAAATTTGGTGCATTGTTTGTAAACATAATAATACTTATTATCAATTTAAAGAAGATAGAGTACATAGGTTTGTAGATTTTTTAAAACAAACTAAAGAAGTTATTGGACATAACATTATTGGATTTGATATACCAGTATTAAATAAATTTTTTGGATATGATATATTTAAAAATTGTAAGATAACTGATACATTAGTTTTATCTAGATTACTTAATCCTATGCTAGAGGGTGGACACTCATTAAAAAACTGGGGTGAAAAACTTTATAAAAAGAAAATTGAGTTTAATAACTTTGATTATTTTAGTGAAGAGATGTTAAAGTATTGCAGGAATGATGTTGATTTAACAGAGAAGTTATATAAATTTCTTGGTAGAAAGATGGAAGAGTTTGGAGAGTCTATTGAGTTAGAACATAAAGTTGCCAAGATTATTCAACGACAACATAAAAAAGGATTTATGATAGATGTTGTAGGTGCTCATATGTTACAAGCTAAGTTTCAAGAAGATATGAATGAGCTTCAAACTATCGTAAGAAAAACTTTTCCTCCATTAAAAATAGAAACAGAATTTATTCCTAAATCAAATAATAAATCTAGAGGATATGTTAAGGGAGTACCTTTTATAAAGGTTAAATATAAAGAATTTAATTTAGGTTCACGTCAACAAATAGCTGAACGATTAGTTATGTTAGGATGGAAACCTAAGAAGTTTACAGAAAAGAAACATACTATTGTAGATGAAAAAGTTTTGTCAGAAATTAAAAATATTCCTGAAGCAAAACTTATTAATAAATTTCTCATGCTTCAGAAAAGAATTGCTCAAGTCAGTTCTTGGATTGAAGCTATCAGAGAAGATGGAAGAGTACATGGCAAAGTAATTACCAATGGTACTATTACTGGAAGAATGTCACACCAGTCGCCCAACATGGCACAGATTCCTGCTGTGTACTCTCCTTATGGAAAAGAATGTAGGCAGTTATGGATTGCAAACAAAGGTTATAAATTAGTAGGTGTTGATGCTTCAGGACTTGAGTTGAGGATGTTAGCACACTACATGAACGATAAGGATTATACACATGAAATCATTAATGGAGATATACACACAACAAATCAGATTAGGACTGGCTTGGAGTCAAGAGATGAGGCGAAGACATTTATATACGCACTCATTTATGGAGCAGGTTCAAAAAAAATCGGAAGTATCATCAAAAGGTCTGAAAGAGATGGAGAAAGAGTTAAAGAAAAATTTCTTAGAGCTACACCAAGTTTTAAACGACTACGAGAAAGAGTGGATGGAGTGGCTAAAAAAAGATGGCTCAGAGGTCTCGACCAAAGAAAAATCCTCATAAGACACCCTCATGCGGCTTTAAACACCCTATTACAGGGTGCTGGAGCTTGTGTTATGAAGAAGGCGTTGACATTGGTAGAGGAATATGTTAGAAGTAAGCGAATGAAAGCAGTTCCAATTGTTAATGTGCATGATGAGTTCCAATATGAAGTAGAAGAAAGCCGAGCTGAAGAATTTGGAAAGCTTGGAGTACAAGCAATTATAAATGCAGGAAAGGAATTAAAAATAAGGTGTCCGTTAGATGGAAAATATAAAATCGGAAACAACTGGGCAGAAACGCATTGATACAATAGCAACTGATATTAAAAAATTAGTAGCTGGTATATCAAATGGTAAACCTGCTAACGTAACAGAAGAGAACATGGATAAGTTCCTTAGTAATATTAAGGAAGCTTTTAATTCATGGAACAATCCTATTAGAGAAAAAGATGGGAAGTTAAGAATGTCTGTGCTAGGTAAACCACCTAGACAATTATGGTATGATAGATTTAGTCCAAAGAAAACTAAAGATTATGATGCTAGTTTAAATATTAAATTTTTATATGGACATATACTAGAACATTTATTATTATATCTAGCAGAATTAACTGGACATAAAATAGGAGACCAACAAAAGAAAGTAGAGATAGATAATATTAAAGGGCATATAGATGCGACAGTAGATGGTGAAGTATGTGATGTTAAGTCAGCATCATCATTTAGTTTTAAAAAGTTTAAGACTGGAGAGTTAGTTGGAGATGACCCATTTGGTTATCATGCCCAGTTATCAGGATATGAAACAGGTATGGGTACTAACAAGGGTGGCTTTTTGGTTATGGATAAATCAACTGGAGATGTTTGTTTCTATAAACCTGATGAGTTAGCTAAACCTAATGTTCCAAATTTAATTAAAACTTTACAAGATACATTAAAAAGAAATTCACCACCTGACAGATGTTATGAATTATCTGAAACTAAAGGTGGTAATAAATCATTACCTATTGGGTGTCAGTTTTGTGCCCATAAATGGGAATGTTATAAAGATGCTAATGATGGAAAAGGATTAAGAGTATTTAAATATTCTAATAGATATGTTTATTTAGCTGAAGTAAGTAGACAACCGAATGTTGAAGAGATAACTTCAAACTTTTCAGAGGAATTAAAAACTTATGGAAAAAGATGAGACAATTAATTGAAAGTTTTATAGATGTAGGGAGTGGATTTTTATTAGCAATTTTAATTCAGTTGATATTTTTTCCTCTCTTTGGTTTATATCCTTCAATTTTAGATAGTATTGGAATAGCTTTAATTTTTACTGTAGTATCTATAACAAGGTCATGGATGTGGAGGTTAGTGTTTAAAAAAATAAATGGATAAATATAAACCATTATCTAAAGGACTTAGAATTGAGAAGAGTAAGATACAGGGATTTGGTTTGTTTACTTTGTTTTTTCTAAAGGCAGGTACAAATCTTGGAACATCTCATATTAAGATAAAGGATGAATTAATTCGTACACCTTTAGGTGGATTTGTAAATCATTCAGATGACCCTAATTGTGTTAAAACAAAATTACATACTGATAATTATATTAAATATAATTTAGTTACTATAAAAGATATTGCAGGAGGAGATGAACTAACTGTTAAATATACTTTTTATAATATGAGTAGTAATGGTTCTCAAACAATATCTGAAAAATTACAGGATGAATTAGAACCTATTGTTAATGCTCCTATGATGGATACAGAATAATGGTAGCATTAAGTAATTATATAATATATGGTGGTAAAGATGAAAAATATTTTTTATCTAAAAATTATATTAAAAAAGCAGAAAAACAAATTAAACATTTAGCAACATTAATAGGACCGAATGATGGAGATAAAAATTATCTATTTAATCAATATGATTCTACTCATAGAACATTTCATGAAGATTTAGCAGTTCAAAAATATTGGAAGAAAATAAATGAATACAAAACAAATGAGCAGGATAAGAAACAAAGCTAAACATATTATGGTTGAATGGCTTAAAGGTTTATTAAATCCTGAAGAACAAAAGAAAGTTAATATTAAAAATGTATTTGAATTATTACCTAATCAAACACATTATTGGCAAGGAACTACTCTACGATTACAACCTTGGTCTTATAAATGGATTGTTAAAAAATTAAAAAAGAATCCTCATTGGACTATAGATGATTTGAATAATAGTTTAGAACCTACAGAAAGAGACAAGAGAAGAGCAAGGATGGCTGAAGAAGGTCCTCTTGCTATGTAATTAAGTGGGAGTGTTAATTAATTATGAAAGGAAAATTGTTAATAAACTATATGTATGTCTCCCACTTGTTTCATTTAGGAATAAGTTATGACAAGTAAAGATATGTTTAAAGGTACTACCTATACTTCATTAAGTAAACAAGTGGATGGGTCTCATTATAGTCATATGAAGATTCAACCTGCAGAATTTATTAATGAAAATAATTTAGAGTTTGCAGAAGGTAATGCTATTAAATATATTTGTAGACATCAAAGAAAAGGAAAGAGGAAGGATATAGAAAAAGCTATACATTATTTAGAAATGATATTGGAAAGGGATTATGACGATTAATGAAGCACAAATAACTCAATTAGAAAAAAGAGCTAAAGGATTTAGAAGAATTATTTCAGCTCTTAATGATTTACCTATGTATGGAATTAATCCATCTATAGATAAAATTTTGTATGTAAGAATAGGTGAATTAAAAGACCATTTAAAAAAGAAGATAACAAGAAATAATGAAAAGTTAAATGAACTAAATACAACAAGTATAGATACTTTAATAGATGATGATGGGCAAAGTGGAGCTATCGGTGAGGTTAATACTGAACCAAGTTTTGTTAGTAAAGATTATTTTGCAGACAAAGTTAAGTCAATTGAAGTTGATAGTACAGAGGCTGTAGATGAATGAAGAACAAGATAGAGCTACAGCATCTACTTATGAAGATGAAGTTACTTCACAAAGAACTGTAACAATTCCATTAAGAGAGTATGATAAGTTAAAAGAAGAACAATCTTTTATAAAAGATAAATCTTTAATTTCTATTATAGATAAAGTTGAAGAACTTATAAGGGCTTTACGAAAACGTATTATAAGAGAGAAGTAAATGGAAGAAAAAAGTAAAGTTTTCTCCATGAAGGGAGAACCTATTAAGCAAGGTAAATCTCCTATCTATCATATGAGATTATGTTTAGTTGGTTCGGATGATTTAGATTTAAAAAATATTCAAACCTTTGGTATAGCAGAGGATGGATTCTTTATGGTTAAAAGTTTTAACAATCTAAAACTACCTATCTTTATGACCAATCCTATGAGAATTAAAAGTGTAGAAATTTATAAGAAGGGCGATAAACCTTTAACTAAATTAAAAAAAGAAAAAGGTGATGATGATTTCTTAGTTGATTTATTGAGAAAGAATAATGTTACCCAATCGAAAATTAAATAAATCTAAAAGAGTTAAGAGAAAAGAAGCTGACTTAATGGGCTTCAAATTAATTATTAATAATCAAGGTCAGTTTATTACTGAACTTAGAACTTATCCTTCAGATAAAATTCCTTTACATTTTAAAAAAGAAAATGCAGGAGTTATAGTTGCTATGTTAAGAGAATGTAAAACTAACTTTACAGATTTACATGACTATTTAGAAAAGATAGCAAGAGATGTCTACCACTCCTAAATAGGAGTTCCTTTAAAAGGAGCTACTTCAGTTTCCTTTTTTATACAATAAAATTTTATAAGTGTTTTTGTTTCTTCAACTTGTGCTGGAGACATAGATAATATAATTTCATGTGCTTGTTCATAACCAGCTATAGCACAATCACGAAAATTATCATATTGAATATTACTTTCTAATGCTGGTGAACAAAATTGTGCAACTGCATAGCATATCTTTATTACCAACAAGTACTTTATCATTTCTTTTTTTCTTTTCTAGGTGTGTTCCAGTCATATTCATCAACAGGTTTTGTTCTTTTTTTTGTTCTACTATACCATCTTCTTTTTTTAAGAAAGAAAGCATAATGCTTTTTCACTAATCTCCCAAGACTTCACGTTGTAAATCTTTAATATCATATTGTTGTTCTCTAACAGAGTCAGTTGTCTTTCTTAAAATTTCTTCTAATGCTCTATAGTAAGCAGTACCTTCAGTTACTCTAGCATTAACCTCAAACATTTCTCTTGTAAATTCTTCTTTGTCTTGTGCATACTTATCAAAGATTTGATTAATGTCTTTGTTTAATATAAGAACTGCTGTTTCATTTTTATTAATAGTATCAGTTAAATTAAGAATATATTTAACAGACCCAAAGGTTGCAGCTACAAGAGAAATAACTACTGGAATAATTACAAAAATATTAAATTTACTTTTCTCCACTATCTTTTAATTCCATTTGTTTTTTCTTTTCTATCTTTAGTATCTCATCAAATAGATTATCTTGGTCAGGTCTATTCTTTTCTATTTTCTTATACTTAATATCTCTACATTTTTTAGCAACGAGTTCTAACTCAGGACCCATCTCTGCAGTCTTATATTTTCTACAGATTTTAAGAAGTTCTATTTGTTGGTGTAGTTCGTATCGTTCTTCTTGCTTTTTTTTGAATTCTTTATCGCAGGTATTTCCAAGTTTGAATCTAAATCTAAATCCATATCTTAATTCATCATCATCATGGGAGCTGTCATTATCAAAATAATCAACATCTCGTTCACTCTTTTCTACATAAGGTTCAAAGGTTCCTGAATCACAATTACGCCAATTGTCTCCAAGATATTCATTCTTACCTTGAGCTTGAGCACACCACCCTAATAAAAATAGACAGACGAACAGAAGCGTAGTAAAATAACGCATCCATCTAGCCTGTCTTTTCCTTATTCTTCTTTCGATTCTTCTTCTTCTGAAGTTTCTTAAAGTGTTGTAATTCATGCTCTATATTTCCAACCTTTTCTTTAATTAGAACCATGTCTTGCGACAGAGTAAAAGTTCGCTGGAGATTCCATCCTCCGAGTGCTAATAATATAGCGAGTAGTACTGTTATAAGTTTATCGTTAATCATTTTCTTTTTAAATCATGGACAACATATATTATAAAACATACGACTATAATTATAAATATGCTCTCCATCATTTAATTATTTCTTTTTCTTTTTATTTTTTTTATTTTTCTTTTTGCCTTTTTTCTTTTTCTTTTTAGCCATTGTTTCTCCTTTCTTAATCGTCATCTTCCTTCGGTCTTACCTTGCCGAAAATTATAGAATAATTCAGTTTGGTAGAATCTTCAAAACCATCATTTTTTGAAAAAGGTTTAGTAGTAATACCAATCTTGTGCCTCACGTTTTCACACGCACTCAATAAAACTAAAAATAAGGGTAGGGATTAG